GGAGCAACAGGTGCACGAGGCGCAACAGGTGCCGCAGGATCAGATGGTTCTGATGGAGCTGATGGAGCTGATGGAAGTACACCAACTATTACATCTTTAAATGGCAGTAGCCTACCTACAGACTCCAGGGGGTTATCTAGTGGTCAATTATGGAACGATAGAGGTACTGTGAAGGTGAATTGATATTTATTATTATGGAGAATAATATGACATTAGGAAAGTGGTTAGCAAATAATATAATAAACGAAGCTAACTCTAATATAACAACTGTAGTTGCTATCTACCCGGGCAGATTTCAACCCATGGGTAAACACCATGCTCAAGCATATAAATGGTTGAAGTCTAAATTCAAAGATGCATACGTTGCAACATCTGATAAAGTGCAACTACCTAAATCTCCATTCTCCTTCAATGAAAAGAAAAAGATAATAAGCTCTTATGGTATTAAAAACATAGTAAAAGTGAAGAATCCATATAAAGCAGAAGAAGTACTTAAGAAGTATGATCCAGAAACAACTGCTGCTGTAGTTGTTACAGGCTTTCCCATCGTCCATACATCCGGAAAAATTTCATTAACTTCTGGCCGTATATCGATATAACAAAAATCACATTGTATCATATCATTCCAATATTTATATAAAAGGAAATACTATGGCAGCAGGTCAATACTCATTTACGATAGAACAAGGAGCAACTCTAGTTAAACAGTTCACATACAAAGATACATCTGGAGACGTTGTAAATCTTGATGGATATACTGCAAGTATGCAGATAAGATCATCAGTCGATTCTGATATCAAAATTGCAGATTTTAATAATATACAACTCGGAAGTTTACGTATACTACCTACTACTGGATCTGCAGCAACAGGTACTATAGAGTTAAATATTCATGCCACATCCTCATCATTATATACATTTGATCAAGCAGTATATGATTTAGAAATAGAAAATGCCGGCGCGGTTACAAGATTATTACAAGGACGTATTAAATTATCTAAAAATGTAACCAGATGATATGGCAGTTAATGTAGATGTAACAGAAAATCAAAATTCTATAGATATTAACGACGTTGATATATTCAGTATAGATGTAACAGATTTATCCAATGTAGGATCTGTAACAGTTGCTGACATTTCATCTACACTTGACAGTCAAACAATACAAGAATCAACAGTAATTCGTACTATATCATTACCTGCAGAAGATTTAACTATAGTAGAAGTTAAAGATATTAACACAGATACTGTAACAATTACTACAACTGAAACAAAAGTAATAGAAGTTACAGATGATTTAAGTATTGTATTATCAGCCGCGGACGCCGTCAATCGAGCAAATCGAAATTTTCAAGCTGATTCGCTTTGGAATCAAACTGGTGCTGATATTAATTACACTGATGGTAATGTTGGTATTGGATTAACAGATCCTAACTTCGGTTTAGAAACATCTACTGATTTATTTTCTCCTATTGTATCATCATCACGTATACAAATTCAAGGAGATGGATCTCAAGATTTATTTCTTGTTAAATTAGATGATGATACCGATAGTAAATTTGTAATTAACCTTCAAGGAGTCACTGTTTTAGGTGCATTTGATACAACTCCTAATGCTGTCGTCGGAGGAATGTTTTACAGTGCATCGGGACATTTTTATTTAGGTTTTTAACTAGTTAGTAATATTTATATAAAAGATTATGTTATATGAAATTTAAAGGCAAATTCGATATTCGATCATGGGAAGAATTAACAGGTTCCGCAGATTTATCTGCTAGGAGAAGATTTCCTAAAACTAGGCAACGACTGCCTTTTAAACTACAGCGTGGCGATCAATCAAAACGGTTTAGAAAATCTGATATATCACTACCAGCAAATGCATCAGATCATATGATTGTGAAGTTAGATGAAAAATTAAATTACATACGTATAAAAAAATCTAAATATGCAGATCGATTATTACGAGAAATAAATACTGAATTAGAAAAAGCACCAATGTCTAGATCAGTAACTGCATCTTTATATACTCAATTAAGTGCATCTATATCTACCAGTTTAAGTACATTACCAGATCCGATTATAATTTTTACAGAAGATACACCATTTACCGGATCGTATAATATAAAAATTTCAGGCTCTAATAATTTTGGATATTCTGGTATTGCTAATTTATCTGGTTATTTAAATCGATTTATTAATAATGAATCGCCAACCGCAACTGGAGCAACATGGTCTTTTGCAAATTCAGCATCCACATTTGTAGATGGTGCCGCAGGTAATGAATTTCATCAACCAGAATATACATCATCATTTATAATCAGAACGTATGCATCTGGATCTAATTCTGGAACATATTTATTTCCATTCATACCAACATATTCACAATCTCGTATTGATTCTGGTAAATTTTATAATTATCAATGGACTGGGAGTAATGGTATAGAAACATCATCTGCAGGATATTATCGTACTATATTAAATGCAAATGTATTTGGTGATGGTAATGAAACTTTATTTTCTGCATCATTCCTAGATACTGGATCTGCAATGTATTCTGCACCACGTGAGATAATAACATTTCCATATGATACTGTAGTAGCTAGCGGATCATTTGATTATGCTACTAACTTTCAATATCTAGTATTACCAGGTTATCGATCAGGAGTTAGTTTAGGCCATAGGCCAGCCAAAGTAGTAACATTATATTGGGCATCAGGTTCATCTGGAATGACCGGATCAAATGGATTATCCGGATCAATATCTCCAAGTGCAATGACGCCGGATAATTCCGGTGATGGTAATGTATTCGATGTTTCCGGAATGGACTCCGGATCACATATATTTTTAGATGCCACATTAACACAACCAGCATCTGGTGGATATTATTCCACAATGTTTATCGGTAAAACAAATTCAGTAAGTACTGGATATACAGTACATGTGGCAGGAGATGGAATATTAGGAAATTCTGTTACTGGATCATCATTATTTCAAAATCCATTTGATTCAGCTCATGAATCAACTGCTTCATTAATAACAGCAGCCACTCGATGGAATGGATTATCATATACATCGACATAATAAAGGATAAAATAAAATGGCAAATTGGAAAAAAGTAATAGTATCGGGTAGTGATGCCGAGTTAAGTAATTTAACGGTTACGGATTTAACTACGGGGGGATCTTCACATAAAGTAGTTGTATCTGATGGAGGTGTATTTAAACAAGTTGATCAATCAACTGTTGCTGGAGCAGCCGTTGCATTTGAATCTGCATCATTTATGGGAGTATCAGCAGTATCAGGAGGAAATTTAAACGACTTTGATGATACTACCGGTATTGCTAGTACCAATCCTGGGGCAATAGTATTTGTTACAGGATCGGATAGTCAGAACATTAACTTTAAAATGTCTGCATCATCTGATTCAACATTCATTCATTTACAGGCAGTTACTCATTCAGTTGTAGGTACCACTAATCAAGTTTCAGTATCAACGACAAGCGGAGTATCAACTTTAACTACTCCTCAAGACATCCATACTAGTGCCACTCCAACCTTTGCCAATATAACAATTAACGGTTCTACTAATACTGCCAGCTTTGTGGCATTACAAGCATCCGGTGAAATAAGTTCATCAAACTTTGTAGGTAATGGATCTGCTTTAACCGGTATTACAGCAGATACAGCTACCGACGTTACAGTGACAAACAATGCTTCAGAAGCCGCAGATCTTTTTGTTACATTTGTGGATGGGAATATCGGCGCGCAAGGAATTGAAACAGATTCATCCAATTTAACGTATAATCCTTCCACTGGTAATTTATCTGCAACATCAATGTCAGGTTTGATTCAAACCGCGGCTCAAACCAATATAACTTCGGTTGGCGCTTTAAGCGGTGGTAGCATTTCCAGTGGTTTTGGAAACATAGATAATGGTAGCAGTACATTAAAGACTGGCAATGCAACTGTTACTCATATAAGTTCATCTGGAGGTATTACCGGTAGTGGTTTAGAAATTAAAGGTGATGGTCATTTTACTGGTGACATTGCTATTGATAGCGGTAATATATTTGGAGCCAATGGATTTGGTATTCAAATAGATTCCATTACATCGACATCTGGATCATCTGCATTTGGTACAGGATCTGCCGGAGATATAGGAACCGCGGCAGAAGCAACTCATACATTTACTGGTTCAATTTATGCAACCGGTAGTCTTTTTGATTTTGATGGACCAATTTCCGCTAGCGCATTTGTCGGAAATGGAGCCGGATTAACTAATCTTAATGTAAGTAATGTGTCAATCAGCGACCTGACAGATGGTAATGGTATTACCTCTTTTACTTATGATGGTACGGTTGCTAAATCCATTGCGTTAGAATTAAGTGGATCTACCGGATTAACAGTTGACAGCGATGGATTATATATTAGTAATGGTGGTATTGGTACCGATCAACTTGCCACTGATGCGGTAACAAATGATAAATTAGCAAATATAACGCAAGGTTACATCAAAGTGGGTGGTGGCAGTAATGCACCAACTGATTTAGATGCTAAAACTAGCGGTTACATATTAGTAGGTGATGGAACAGATATTAATTCAGTTGCTGTAAGCGGAGATGTAACATTAGCGAATAATGGTACAGTATCAATTGGAAATGATAAAGTTAATGAAAATCATTTGAGCTCATCATTTATATCTGCTTCAACTATTATGGGTAATTCAATAGTAGCTGATGATAGATTCTTAATATATGATACATCTGCAAATGATAATAGAAGTACCACCATTACACAGTTGGTTGCATATCTTAATGATGTTAATGTATTAACCGCTTTAAATGCCAATACAACATATACATTAGAAGGTAGCCAAGGTGGTTCGGCAGGTGACAATTCAGTAGTAATTACATTATCTGATAGTTCAAATAATGATACTGTAACATTTAATGGTACTACCAATGAAATTTCCATGTCACATAATGTATCTGATACAGATGCTACAGTTATCAATATTGGTTTACCAGATGATGTAACTATAGGAAGTGATTTAACAGTTACTGATACTTTAACAGTTAATGGAAATGTTACATTAGGTAACCATACTTCAGATACAGTGACCATAGCAGGTAATTTAACAGTTAACGGTACAACCACCACTTTAAATACTACCGAATTAATAGTTGATGACCAGTTCATATTATTGAATTCTGGATCGATGTCCGGCACTACAGATGGTGGTATTTTGGTACAGGAAGGAGCGGCCACAGCATATGCGTTAGGTGTTGATTCATCTGCCGATCGATGGGCATTACAAAAAGATGTTAACTGCGCCGGTGGAGGTACTCTTACTTCATTATCACCAGATGCTTATATGGTTTCTGTGAAAACAACTTCAGATGGTACTGTGCCAAGTAGTGTAAATGGCGGAAATCCGATGTTTGGAAACGATGCCGCTAGCAGAGCCGGCCAAATGCATGTAGATACTAATGGCAATGGAACTATATGGATTTACGCATAATTAAAGGAAAGTTATAAATGGGATTATTAGACAGAACAAAACCAAAATCACAAACCACGCAATCTCAGGTACGATTGGAACCTCATGAGTTAGAATTTTTATTAAAGATAATAGCAGATTCCAAATTTGATGGGAAAGACGTACAGATAGTATATGGTACCGCAGTTAAACTGCAAAAACTTTTAACAGAATAATTTGGTTGTTTGTAAAAGTTTTATTATATTTGATATAACATAATTTTTAAAAGGAACAACCATGTTTACAATTCAAGACTTAGCATTAATTCATAAATCAATTTCTGAAATGACCATTAAAGGAGCCGATGCTCCATTAGTGGCACAATTGCTAAACAAAGTTACCACAGAACATACCAAAATGTCAAATCCTCCAACTAGCAAGTTAGTTTCTAAAAAAGGAAAGTAATAAGTGGCCAGCTGGAAAAAGATAATATATAGTGGTAGCGATGCTCATTTAAATGATATAATAACCAATGATATTACTGCATCCTCATTATCAATACGCCCAAATTTTCCGGCATCAACGCCGGCTATCGAATTTAGCATTTCATCATCCGGAGCTGATGGCGATGTACCAGATGGAGAAAGTTTTAGCCCTTTATTACTTTTTGGTGGATTTCATGGTTATATAGGTCATAAATCTAATTTAAATATCTCCGGAATTCCTAAAAATAGGATTTTCTTTAACTCAAACGATGATGTCATATCCGTAGGTAATTCTTCTAACTACGTTAACATACAAGATCAAGCTAGCATCTCTAATACATCAATTGACATTCAAGGCTCTAAATCTGTAGTCATTGGTACAAGTGAACATTCAAATATTGCTGTGGCCACTGCATCGCGATTCGAAATAAACACGCCATTAATAGTTAAAGATGATATCACAACTACTGGTAATATAATAGCTCAAAATTATATTATATCATCATCAGTATCTTATATGACCCAGTCATTTAGTTCTGGCTCAACTATATTTGGTGATACTGTTACTGATACTCATCAATTTACAGGTTCAATTAATGCCGGCGACATTACTGGTAGTGCATTCCAAACGTCAGTATATACAACTACTACAGAATCAATAATTGCAGCCGGTGATGCATCACATCAAGCCATATGGCTAGCCGCAACTAATGATACTGGTACCGGTTCATTAGACATTAGCGCCCAAGTTGGATTTAATTATACTGGATATGTGCGATTGACTCAATTACGTGTGAAAGGAGATTTTGATTCATCAGCTGATGAATTTTTCAAAGATTTTCGATTAGGTGGTCAAACATTAATTACGTTACTCGACCGGGCACTAGCTAGTGTTGGAGCATATAAAATTGTATTACCTGTTGAAAATAATGAACTCGATTTTCCAGCCGATGCCGGCTCAAATTTCATACTAGGTCCGGGAAATGTTAATCATGTATACATGACCAATGGCGTAATACCAATATCATTTGAATTAGGAAGTGGTGTAAATATTGAAACCACAGCATTTGAATTCACGTTTGAGACCCCGCATACAATTATTGATCAAGATAATGTATATATTCATAATCGCAATCAAGCTATTTATATAGACCCGGTAGATATAACTGATACTATAACAACAACTAATCCTAATATGCTTGTAATGAGTTCCTCCGGACAAATAGTATCATCAACATCATGGCCCTCCGCTTCACATGCAGGTAGTGCTTTATCAGCATCATATGTAATGTCAGCTTCATATGCCACAATTGCAGAAACAGCTGCAAACTCAGATCAGTGGTTTGATGCCGGCACTGAATTAACATCATCTGCGAGTGTAGGTATTACTGGATCATTAACAGTTCATGGAGATATAACAGCATCGTCATTATCTATAGCACCAGATGGTACAGACATGATAAATTTTGGATTATCATCATCTTATTCCGGAGAAGAAGATGTATACGATTGGTTTCCAATATTACGTATAGGAGCAACTACAGATAGTTTTATTGGTCATGGTCAAGTATTAGATGCATTTGGTATTCCTAGAAATAGAATTAAATTTGAAAAGACATCAAATACGATATGTGTAGGTAACAGCGTATCACGGGTATTAATCGAAGATTCAGATGTAGCTAACTCCGCAGTTACCATCAACTCACAAGACTTTGTAATAAGGAATTATTACGGTGCAGCCGACCAACCATCAATACTACGAATTACAGAATCTAGAGCTAACTTCTCCGGAGATGTGCAAATAACTGGATCATTATATGTTTCCGAATCTGTTACTGCTAAATCATTTACCGGTAGCTTGCATGGTACTGCATCATATGCATTAAACGCCGGAGCCAGCTCATTATGGTTTGATGCCAATACAGAATTAACATCATCTGTGGATGTAGGTATTTCTGGATCATTGAAAGTCCATGGAGATATAACGGCTTCATCATTAAGTATCCGGCCGAATAGTCTAGGAGCTCTTATAAACTTTGAATATTCATCATCACAAATAGATGATGAAGAAACTTTTAACTATTGGCCTATGTTGACATTTGGAGGAGCTGATGCATACATCGGCCGTGGAGATAATCTTTCCGGATTTGGGACACCAACGAATGGTCTCAAATTTTTCGCTGACCATCTTACCCGGCTAGGTAATTTATCAACTGATGCCACCAATTATATCACAATACATGATGCCGCAGACCAATCCCAAAAAATTACATATACTAGTCCCATACATTCATTTCAATCTTCGAGTAACTGTCTCCAGTTAACAATAACCTCGGCCTCTATATCATCACCTTTACCACTTAGTATACAAAGTCATATAACAGCCTCAGGTAATATAAGCGCAAGTGGTAATTTATTTATAAGTGCATCAACGACTGCATCTACATTAAATACATTAATGTATGATATAGTTACTGGCCAAGTATATTATACTGGAAGTTACGGCGGTGGAGGCGGCACTGGGACAGTTGATGAAATAGCCGGTTTTATAGCTCATACCGGTGACACCAATACCAAATTTGGATTCCCATCAGATGATACATTTGAAATATGGACTAGCAATTTAGCTAGAGTACAGGTTGCAAGTAATGGTACATTACATGCAGCTGGAGATATTATAGCATATTCAACTACACCATCCGATCAACGATTAAAACATAATATTTACAATATAACTTCCAGTTTATCTAAAGTATGTGAATTACAAGCAGTTCAGTATGATTGGAAATATCGCGATGAAAAGTCTCAAGTTGGATTAATTGCACAAGATGTTGAAAAGATATTTCCTGGTATTATAAAAGAATCGGAATTACCATTTTTTGCTAACAATAATAATATGTATAAGACTATACAATATGAACAATTAGTACCTCATCTCATCGAATCTATCAAAGAGTTAAAATCAGAAATTGACGATTTAAAATCAAAATTAAAAGGTTAGCATGCCAAGTAACGTATCCATAATAAGTTCTAGTTGGGCAGATGTGGATTCTACCGTCATGTCATTATCTGGAAGTAATGATATTAGTCGAGGTGGTAAAGTAGGGTTCACATACAATGATTTGGGTTCATGGTTTCCAAACCCAACTGATCATGATGACATCACTTCTTGGCAAACGCCGCGGTTTACATTAGAAAATGGTGGATATATATACGCCAGTGATACATCTTATACAATATATAATCAGAATCAAGCAGCTAATACAATACCGTACGGTGCAAATAATCCAGATCTTAATGCAATTATAACTAATACCGATTCAGATTCTCAATGGAGATTACGTGTAATTGCAAAGCCCGGGAATACAACCGCCACAGATTCGATAGTAATGATAACCGTATATGGATTAGATGAAAATGGCTATGCATTCCATGAAGGCTATCAATTAGGTAATATGTTAGTTCGGACTTACCCGTTCCAATATTCTGACAACTTTGAAAGCACAGTGTCTGATGAAGATATTGGCACACCAGAAGATATTACGAATTTCGCCAGCCAACATACAGGATACCAAGCATACCTTGAACTACCTAGCAATGTAAATAAATATAGCCAAATAGATGGTTATTTTCAATTTAATGGCGATGTAAATATTAGGTATATAGGATTAAGAATTGATACACCAACGCCAAATGCAACATACCAATTTTATAAAATTGAACTGACACCTATAAACGTATCCGTAGCACAGACACCTATTACAAATCGAATAATGTCATCATCAGTAAACTTTAAATATAGCGATACCGGGTTGCCAGTGCATACATATTTTGCATTATCACCAAATACAAATAATATTGGATCAGATTATAATCCATATGGTGCGTTAGTCAACGTAAAAAATAGTCAAACAACCGGTAATAGTGGTTGGGCCCATCACGCATTTACTCATGTATACAATACAACTAACAATCCACATTTCCCATGGTCATTAAATAAGACAAATGGTACTACTCCATCTAGTAATACCGGTGCAAAGAATGGCCCGCCCATGTTAACTAAAACTCAATATCAAGGGTCATTTGGAATACAAGATGAAGATGGTGATGTTACTAGTTATGATAATAGTTTTATAGTATATAGTAATTTTGGATGGAAAAAGCATCGTGAACAACTAGCCACATCTCCATCAAGATATGCATATACAGAAACATCCGCCGGTAATGGTGTTATTAACAGTAACCCATCTACCTTTATATTTCGTACGGGGCCATTAACATTTAATCAAACAAATCAACGATCAGAAACATTAGTATTTTATTATTATGCATACGGTGCCAATATTGGCACGTTGACCGTACTAGCACATCCAACATCTCAAGAATTTTTTAAACATCCGGGTTATTCTAATGCAAATATCCTAGATAAATGGGGAACTATTGTTATGACTATAGACAGTACATATAATGCAACTCAACTTTCCATGGAAATTCAAGGAGAATATGTGGGATATAGTAGTGATAATCTCAGTGGAAATCAACAGCAAACTGGCCACCTCACCTCCGGAGAATGGTATAGAACAGAAGTTGATTTATCAATACTAGACCATGATACAGAATATTACATTGTATTTCATTATGTAAAACCAGGAGGTGATAGTAATGCCTACAAAAGTGATTTCTGTATCGCAAATATAAGAATAACAGGATTAGGTGGAGAATAAAACAGGAAAATTCAATGACAGATCGATTTATAATAAGTTCAAGTGATTATATTCCAATACAAGGAGCATTAAATGCAAATCCATATTTGACTGCGTCTATAGCAAGTAGTTCATGTGGTTGGGATGGGCATGTATGGTGTGATGTAACAATACCAAATGATCAAATGAGAATTCATGCTCATAAATGGTTAGTTCTTACCGCGTCAATGCAACGGTTTATTGCCAAGATCTAATATTTATATAAAAAGGAATTCTAATGGCACAAAACGTTGCAATATGGCCTGGATCATCTTCTTTCTTTTCCGGTGATACACCATTTGGATTATACGATTCAGATAGTAAATTTACTGCGGACGCAGATAAAGTAGCAGAATGGTGTGCTAAACGTATGGGGTATCCTATAAATGATATTGAATTACAATCAACTAATTTTTTTGCATGTTTCGAAGAAGCTGTTTCTGAATACGGTGCTCAGTTAAATACATATAATATACGTGATAATATGTTAAATTTATATGGCGCATCAACATCGAGTAATTTATCTGGGCGAAAAGTATCCCCAAATTTTGGAGGATTAATAGAACTAGCTGAAGAATATGGAACAGAAGCCGGCTCCGGAGGAAACGTTACATATTATACAGGATCTATTTCAGTTTCGGCTAGTAAACAATTATATGATTTAACAGACCCAAATTCCATTTCATTTGAATCAGGAACACCTGGGACAGATGCAATAGAAATTAAGCGTGTATATCATGAACCACCACCAGCAATTGTAAAATATTTCGATCCATTTGTTGGTACAGGTTTAGGTTCTCAAAATTTAATGACAGAATTTGGTTTTGGTGGAATGTCTCCAGGAGTATCATTTATGATGATGCCAGTATATGCGGACATGTTAAGAATGCAAGGAATAGAATTCAACGACCAGATACGAAAATCTGCATATTCATTTGAATTAATTAATGATAGAATACGAATATTTCCTATACCAAATGGAACTAATTTTACAAAAATTATATTTCAATACATTAAAAAATCAGATAGATCAAATCCTTTAAAAGGGTCAACCGGCACGATATCCGATTATTCAAATGCCCCTTATAATAATGTAATATATTCAAATGTTAATGATGTCGGTAAACAATGGATTCGTAAATATACATTAGCATTAGCAAAAGAAATGTTAGGTTTTATTAGAGGTAAATATTCTAGTATTCCAATTCCAAATGCAGAAGTAACATTAAATGGAAGCGATTTATTATCAGCCGGACAAACCGAAAAAGAGGCCCTTATAACAGAACTTAAAGAGACACTTGATACTATGTCAAGGCAAGCACAATTGGAACGTAAACAGGCGGAATCTGATGCAATGCTTCAGCAAATGAATAAGATACCACTTAAAATTTATATAGGATAATAATGGCATTATTTGGTTCTTCAAGAGATGCAAATTTAATAAAATCAATTAATCGTGAATTGATTAATCGTTACATCGATACAGAAGTAGCATTTTATAAATTAAGTTTAAATGATACAAAAGCTAATATGTATGATGAATCTGATAATAAAATATATTATGCTCCAATGCGTATTAATTGTTTAATATTGAAAGAGGATAAAACATATGTGGATGGTGATGCATATGATTCTACTAGGTTAGGAGAGTTTGCATTTTTAAGATCTGATGTTAAAGATAAAAATATTGTAATCGAGGAAGGTGATGTATTAGAATATGATAATGAATTTTATGAAATTGATGGTGTAGGGTCTTCACAATATTGGACAGGCAGAAATCCAGAAACTGATTTAGGTAAAAATGACCGCGGCGAATATGGATTATCAGTTGCGATTAAAGTAACTGCCCATGTAACTCGAAGAAACCGATTAAATATTCAAGAAGTACGTACCGGTATTAATAAACCAAGTATTATACCTAGGAATTTATAATGGCTAAAAAGGAATTAAAACAATCATATAGTAGTTTTTCACGAAATGCTCAAGTAAATCGTGCAAATCACGTACGCCGTGATGATGATATTATAAAAACATCAAAATGTACTATTGAAGACGTGGATTTTGCAATTTTATCATATATACGAGATACGATCCAACCGCAGATATCAGAAAATGGTAATATTATTGATATTCCTGTAATGTATGCTAATGGAGAAAAATGGGCTCAAGTACAGAGTCGTGGTTATATGCGAGATCGTAAAGGTAAAATTATGACACCTGTGATAAGTATACGTCGTAACTCGATTACCGAGCGTGACATGTTAAAAAAATTAGATGTTAATAAAAATCCATCCGGAAATGCACAAATATTACAAAATAAACATACTAAAGTAAATAGATATGATCGATTTTCCGTGCAACAAGGATCTAAACGATTAAACGAATATTACATATCCGCTATACCAGAATATATTGATGTGGCATATGAATTAATATTATGGACTGAATATACAGAACAAATGAATTCATTAGTAGAACAGATAATGCCAGCCGGTGGATTTGCTTGGGGAACTACATGGAAATTTCCAACCGTTATTTCAGATTATACATTTGAAACGGTGAATACGACTAGCGAAGATCGTATAGTAAGAGCTACTTTACCATTAACATGTAAAGCAACATTATTAATGCCAAGTGAATTACGTAAATCGACAATTGAAAAGCGGTATTCAATAAAACGAATATCATTTGGTAATGAATTTGAAACAGATAATACAAATATAACAGATCCACCGCCTGGCGGATATTAAACAAAAGGAATGAGTTATGTCAGAATCAAAAAAGTTTACACAAGAAGAATTAGATCAAATCGAACAATTACAGAATCAAAACAATCGATTAATTTTCGATTTAGGCCAAACTGAAATGCAAATACATTTTTTAAATAAAGAACTTGAAAAATTGCAAGATACAAAAGATACATTGCAGGTAGAATTTTCAAATTGCCAAGTCCAAGAAAAGGATTTAGCCGGCAAATTAAATAAAAAATATGGTACCGGTACTGTTGATGTAAATACTGGAGAGTTTTCGCCTCAAATTTGATAGTTTGGCTTTATTTATTAATATTTATATGAAATTGATTTATAAAAATGGAGTATACAAATGGCTGAAAAAATAGTCTCACCTGGAGTCTTTACTAACGAAGTCGACCAGTCGTTCTTACCGGCAGGAGTTGCTGCAATAGGTGCAGCAGTAATTGGACCAACCGCAAAAGGTCCTGCAAATGTACCAACAACAGTATCAAGTTATTCAGAATTTGTACAATTGTTTGGTGGAAAATTTGAATCCGGGTCTGGAGCAAGTAAAAATTCTTATAAGTATTTAACAAATTATGCAGCTCAAGAATATTTAAAATACGCAGATACATTGACTGTAGTACGTCCTATGCATTCAGATGCGGCAGTTGCAACATCTATCATATCATCATCTACAACAATTGGTAGTGCAGTGGCAAGTGGGTCATTAACTATAGGAAGTAATTTTGCAGCTGAAGATGAAGTACAAATTACAGTAGGTGAAACAGAATATAGATTTATAGCAGCCGATCCTGTAGGAGGTATTCCGGTAGATAGTTCGCCTATATTTTATTTTGCAACAGGTAGTACCTTAGCACTTGGTATCGCTAGCTTAGTTACTGAAATTGACAATGCAGCAATTGGTGTAGATGCAACAGCGACAGTAACGGCATTACAATTAACAGCCTCATCAGCTGGAACATCCGGTAATTCAATTACAGTAGATACTGGATCAGGTACGACGTTTAGCGATGTATTAACATTAGCCGGAGGAACAAATACAACTACTGCTGCAAATTGTTTTACATTAGAAACATTATCATACGGAGCAGACCAAAACAGTGAAAGTACATTAGGTACTAATAGTTTATTACCAAATGGCTCTGAAAATAATATACGTTGGGAAGTTAGCAATGTTAATAATACAAAAGGTACTTTCCAATTATCAATCCGACGTGGAGATGATACATCAAATAGAAAGAAAATTGTAGAACAATATAGTAATGTTACATTAGACCCAAATTCATCAAATTATATTGCAAAAGTAATCGGTGATCAAAAAGCAACAATTGCAGGAATTGGGTCTAGTGATCCATATATACAATATTCAGGTGATTACGCGAATCGATCTAAATATGTACGTGTAACAGTTCACCAAAAAACTTTAAATTATTTAGATGAAAATGGTACAATAAGAGATAATGCATTATCATCATCCTTACCAGCCGCAGCAAATGGGGCATTTGCAAATGGTAGTGATGGATCTGTAGTACATCCAATGAAATTTAATGAGGATATTAGTGACGATAATATACAAGGATTTAATTTAAGTTTAACATCTGATAAAAATGCATATATTGATGCAATTAAATTATTAAAAAATCAAGATGAATATGATATCAACGTATTATCATTACCAGGATTATGTGACGCAGCTGAAAATCATGCAACTGTATTAACAGAAGCAGTTGGTATGGTAGAAGACCGTGGAGATTGTTTCTTAGTAATGGACCCAGTATTGTATGGAGAAACGTCTATACCAAATGTAACTGCTAAAGCAGAAGGAAGAGATTCTAATTATGTAGCTGAATATTGGCCATGGATTAAGATACCTGATAATGAATTAGGTCGTAATGTATGGGTACCAGCATCTACTGTAATTCCTTCCGTGTATGCATTTAATGATCGAGTAGCAGCGCCATGGTTTGCACCAGCCGGTCTTAATAGAGGTGGAATTGATATAGCAATCCAAGCAGAACGTAAATTGACTCATGCTAATAGAGATACATTGTATGATTCAAATGTGAATCCAATTGCAACGTTCCCTAATGCAGGTGTTACTGTATTTGGACAAAAAACATTGCAGAAAAAGGCATCTGCATTGGATAGAGTAAATGTACGTAGATTATTAATAGCAGCTAAGAAATTTATTGCATCATCTACTAAGTTTTTAGTGTTTGAAAATAATACAGCAGCAACTAGAAACCGATTCTTAAGTATAGTTAATCCATATTTTGAAAGTATACAACAAAGACAAGGTTTATATGCATTCAAAGTTGTTATGGATGGTACTAATAATACTGCTGATGTAATAGATAGAAATGAGATGAGAGGTCAAATATTTATGCAACCTGCTAAAACAGCAGAATTTATTGTAGTTGACTTTAATATTCTACCAACTGGAGCATCATTTCCGGAATAAAATTTCTGAATGATGATATTTATATAAAAGAGGAATAAAAAGATGGCAGAACCACTTGAAGCAACCGAATTGTTTTTTACAGCATATGAACCTAAAATGGCAAATAGGTTTATCATGTATATTGAAGGGATACCTTCGTACCTTATTAAAGCCGCATCACGACCATCATTAGATCAAGGAGAAGTTATTCTCGATCATATCAATGTTGAGCGTAAATTAAAAGGTAAAACTAGATGGCAAGACGTTACTGTAACATTATATGATCCGGTTGTACCATCAGGTGCTCAAGCAGTCATGGAATGGGTACGTTTACATCATGAATCTGTTACTGGTAGAGATGGATATGCAGACTTTTATAAGAAAGACATTACTTTCAATTCTTTAGGACCTGTAGGTGATAAAGTTGAAGAATGGACTTTAAAAGGAGCATTTATATCAGCAGCAACATTCGGTGATATGGATTGGGCTACAGAAGACCCCGTTAATATTGAATTGACATTGAAATATGATTACGCAATATTACAATTCTAATTAATTTTATATTTAGTAAAGAGTCCTAAGAAATTAGGACTTTTTTACTATACCTATATTTATATTAAATAAAAGTTATTAAAGGAACATTATGTCACAACAAGTTAACGATGATTATCCAACAAAGCCATTATCAGATAAACAATTAAAAGATATTGCAACTGCAAAATACGAGTCAAAAGCCACAGAAGAAATAAAAGTATATGATTTTCCGACGGAAATAGTAGAATTACCAAGTAAAGGTAAATTATACCCCGAAGGGCATCCATTAAGCTCTGGAAAACTTGAAATGAAATATATGTCAGCTCGTGAAGAAGATATTCTTACCAATGATTCGTTTATTAAACAAGGAGTGGTGTTAGATAAATTATTTAAAGCGTTGATCGTTACACCTATTGATTATAATGATTTATTATTATGTGATAAAAATGCAGTAATGATAGCCGCTAGAGTTTTAGGATATGGTAAAGATTATGAAGTAACAGTTACACATCCAAATACAGGTGAGGAGCATAAGGTTACCGTTGACTTAACAAAATTAGTAGAAAAAGAAATTGATTGGGCACCTCATGAATCTGGTAAAAATGAATTTGAATTTGAATTACCAGCTAGTAAACGAAAAGTAATGTTACGATTATTAACTCAAGGAGCTCAACGTAAAATAGATATAGAAACCAAAAGCTTAGCCAAATTAAAACGTAATGCTACATTAACAACTACATTAAAACATGTTATCATATCAATTGATGGAGATGCAGATAACAATAAAATACGTAAATTTATTGATAATGAGTTATTAGCAATTGATTCCAGAGCAATTAGAACATATCTTAAAACAATTACTCCAGAAATAGATTTATCAGTAGAAGTGCCGGATGGAGAGTCCGGCGATACATTTCGCAGTCAAGTTGCCATCGGATTGGACTTTTTTTGGCCTGACGCGGAAATATAAACTACATAAAGCAGATCAAATATTTGATTTAACGTATCACAGTAATGGAGCATTTTCATATACAGAAGTTTATAATATGCCTGTATATATGAGATTATATTATATACGTAAATTAAACAAGCTATTTGAAGATCAAAATAAAGAACAGGAGAAGGCAATGAAAAAGATGCAATCCAAATCTCGTGTAAGCACCCCTAAAACGAAAAGACGTTGATATTTATTAAAAAGGATATCATGATATGTCTACAAGTAAATTCGAAAAACGTGCATTAGAAGAAATTAAACAGATAGATGAAGGTTTAGGTCTATCATTACTCAAATTCTTTTTTAAAGGAAAAGTTAAAAGGGCGTTACGTTCATTAAAAGACGACCCAGAAGTAATATCCGCGATTGATGGTATAGAATTCCACGGAAAGGAACTCAAAAAACAGATCAAAGATTTTGAAAAAAAGTACGGCAGAAAACCGGCAGCAGCAAAGTACGCAAAATTTCCATGGGAACGATAATAAAGTAATGTAATGGCAAAAGATCCAAAAGAATTAGAAGATCAATGGGCTAGTCTAGGTGATAATATAGCAAAAATTGATAAAGAGTTAGGCGCAAATGTTGATAAATTAATTGGCGCGAAATCTCAACAACTTTCTATTCAACAAGATATAACAAAAGCTATGCAATTAAGTGTCGCCGCCCAAAAAGCTGGAAATAAAGAGCTAGCGGATGAAGCAAAAGGTTATGAATCAGTACTTAAAAAAATAAAACACCAATCAAAACTAAATGATCGCATTGCTAAACAAATGAGCTTGATTAATGATCAAGCTCAAGACTTGGTAGGCAATATTGAGACGTTTATAAAAAAATTACCAGGTGGTAATATGTTAGTAAAGGCATTTGGTATAGATAAATTAGGAAGTGCATTAACTACAAGTTTAAATAAAGCCGCGGCAGTCTTAGCTAAAAATGGATCTGCAGGAGCAGCCTTATCAGCATTTAGTGCATCCGCCATGGCATTGATTAACCCATTTACTATAGTCGCCGCAATCATTGCAGGACTCGCCTTGGTATTTATAAACTTTGAAAAGAAAGCCAAAGGCATAGCCGAGGCAACTGGTCTCACATTATCACAATCCAAAGCGTTAGTAAAGGAAGCAAAAGCGGCTTCAGCAGCTAAAGGTATAGAATTAGCAACATCAACAGATATATTGGCAGTACAAAAAGCAACTATCAAAGAGTTTGGTATCGGAACCATGTTATCAGGCAAGCAAGCTGCGAATATAGCAGATATAGGAAGATCATTTGGTATAGGAGCAGAAAAGGCTGCAGCAGTTACCAATGAATTCATGCGAATGGGTATGGGAGGTGAAGATGCAAAGAATTCATTACTAGATGTATCGGCAGCAGCTTTAAAAGCCGGAGTATCAGTTGGTACAGTTACCGCAGATATAGCAGCAAATGCCAAAGATGTTGCAAAGTATTTTGGAGGTAATGTAAAGTCGTTAAAAAAGGCGGCAGTAGAAGCAGCTAAAATGGGTGTTAGTTTAAAGACAATGGCAAGTGTTGCTGATGGCTTATTAAAATTTGAAGATTCTATAGCAGCTCAATTCGAATTCCAAGCAATGACTGGTAAAATGATAAACTTTGATAAAGCTCGGCAATTAGCATTGGATGGAAAAATAGCAGAAGCAACTCAAGAGGTTTTATCTAATGTAGGTTCTTTAGCAGAATTTGATGCAATGCGTCCAATGGCTCAACGAAAATTAGCCGCAGCAACTGGTATGACTGTTGATGAATTAACTAAATCATTGGCAATACAAGAAAAATTAGGCAATGGTGATGAAGCACAGATGAAGGCAGCCATGGCATTAGGATTATCTGCATCAGAACTTGCCGGCATGCAACCAGAACAGTTAAAGGCGTTATTGGCACAGCAAGAAGCTTCCGGTCAAATTGCAAAAGATTTTGCTGTATTAAAAGATGAGCTCACAGCCGCGTTAATTCCAGCTGGAAAAGTGTTAGTACAATTATTTTCTGCAATTACGCCAATAGTACAAGGAATATCATTACTACTTATACCAATAGTCGATGCATTCACAGGATTACATGGATTAATCACCTTCAGTACCGAAGGATTAACAAACATGCAAAAGATATTAGGTACAATATTAGGTATATACACAGCTATTAAAGGGGTCATGTTAGGCCAACAAGCAATACAGGGAGTCAAATTAGCTATGGCGGCAAAAGAAGGCGGTTTTGCAAAGAAAAAACAACTTTTGGAATCTAAAGGATTAGTGAAAAATATAGGTATGGCAGTAATGAAAGCATTTGCATTTTTAGGACCAATATTAGGTGCAATAGCGGCTATAGGTATTACTGCTATGGGATATAAATTTTTAAATGCAGGTGATGTATCTATAGATCCAAATGGAGGACCAGTAGTATCATCTCCAAGAGAAGGAACTATATTCCAGGGTACAAAAAACGACGGCGTATCAATGAGTCCGAGCCATGGTCTTGGTGGTGGTGCAGAAACTGGTAATACTACACCAAATCGTAGTTCAAATACCGGCGGAGGAATGGGATCCGTCGCTCAGGCATTGGCAACAACAAATGCATTATTACGTCAAATACTGGAACAAGGTACGGTTATTGAAATGGATGGCCAATTAGTAGGTCAAGTAGTAAGAACAGCAGATTCGTATAGGAGAAAATAATGGGATTAATTGATTTAACATCTGATTTATCTCGTAAAGATAATCCTGAAAAGATAACAAAAATTATTGGACGTCCTTCTCCTACCGCAATTATAAGAGATACTGTTCGTGTAGCCAATTTTTTAATATCACCAAAAGGCCTTATATTTAATATTAAACAATTTGCTTTACAGTTAATGAACCCTAATACAGAAAATGTTGCTGGAAGAGCTGGGGTTGGTTTAACTAAAATATATGATCCAATATCACCTTTAACAAATACAATAGGAGCTCCGTTAGGAATACGGACCGATCGACATATGCCACCAATTGTAAGATCTAAGCTTTCAACTTATGAAGGCATCATTAAGGCACGTATACCATTAAACACAGAACAAACAGGTAACAGATTACTTAACTTAAGAGATGAACTAATACTTGGTAAATCTACTAAAGTCGGAGGCTTGTTAAAGAAGATCCAAAAAATCGGAAACTTCTTTGGTGGATATAAAGGCATGCCTATAAACACAATATCTGGTTTAACAGGACCTCATTCAATAGGCGGTATAGGAGCCACTACCATACGTAGATATGAAGATACGACTAAAGCAAATTTACAAAATCAAGCCGAAATAAACGATTTTATAATGAGAAACTCTGACAAAGTTGGCTGGGAGTTGATTGGAGAAATATTCGAAGCTGCAACATCTGTACAACATCCTACAAAGACATTAGGAAAATATAGAGCTATTTCATACGGACAAATTCCAGACCGTGCACATAGTACTACAATCATAGATTTTCGAAAAATACGAGATAGCCAGGCATTGACTGAAAAAGAGATCGAGAAGGCGTATGAGGAATCTGATTATAGTCTAGAAGAAAACCGTACCGGTAATTTTAAAAATTCGTTAAAATTAATTAATGATATTAATAAAGATACAGATGAATCATTAATAGATTTTCGATTCAGTGATATTACATTTAAAGCTTATTTAGGTATGTTATCGGATAACTTTGCACCTGCATGGGATAGTACCCCAGATCAGGGAAGAGCCGATTCTAGGTATCAATATACCGGGTTTGAACGCACTATATCATTTGATTTTACGGTTGCAATTGAAGGTGTGAAAACGACCACAAAAATATGGCAGAAATTGCAGGATTTGGCTCAATTAACTCATCCTGTATATGGATCAAATGGGTTTTATGGACAAACTGTTAATGTTACTATAGGTAAATTATTTAATCAAAGACCTATGATCATTCAAGATTTAGGTTATGATTGGGATAGTGAACATCCATGGGAAATAGACCCAGACCGGCAACATCCATTATATACAAGTGTTAATATGACATGTATAGTATTAGGTCCCCGGCCACAAAGTAATAGCATATTATATAATATTCCGGGATTAGAAAATGGATAGATATCAATTTACAAAAACAAACCAAGATCGGTACCGAACTACTCGATATCCTAAGTTTGTAAAAAAACAATCAGATCTTTATATAATATCGCGAGAAGGCGACCGTTTAGATATGCTAGCAAACGAATTTTATGAAGATCCCAGATATTGGTGGGTTTTAGCAGAAGCAAATAATGTAGGTAAAGGTACAATGAACGTACAACCAGGCTTGCAGTTACGAATACCTTTTCCAATTACTGATTTGCTTGACCAATTACGAGAGGTTGAGGAAACCAGATAATGGCAGGAAATTTTTATTATAAACAAAGTACAGTAAACCAAGAAGATATTGAAACAAATAGTCGTATACGTAATAACGCATTTGTAACAATAACTGGTAAAAATGATATTCAGTTGCCTATTGTAGGTACCGGTATGGCTAGTACTTATAATCCAAAAGGTACTGGAAGAGCTGCTCCTGTACTTAAAGATGTTAAAATATCATTAGAAGGCGAAGCTGCTTCATTACGCCGGGCCGAAGTATCATATACATGTTTTGATATGACATCTTTCGAAGAGTTGGAAAAGTCATTATTAGTACCTGGTTCTGAAGTCACTATTGAATATGGATATGCCGGACCTCAAAAACCATCAGAATCTGGGAAATACGTTTTTAGAGTATTTGATTATTCTTTTAAAATAACAAAAGAAAATTATTTTGATTGTTCCTTTAAAGCAGTAGCAAAAGGCTCCGGTGCAGATTTTGAACATATAGATATAACAGGTACAGATAAATTTGCAAATTTTTCTCCTAAATTATTCTTTATAACCGACTTTGATTGGAAAGATACAGTTGCCCCAGTACAAAATATGTTTGATTATATAGATTATGTAGTACAAGGAGCAACCGGGACAGATATTGAGTCATCCGCAGAAGATACATATAAAATAGATAAAATAATTTTCGGAAAGCGAATTAAATATGATTCTGGGATTGAAAAGGCAAATGCATTCGATCCTCCCCATGGAAAATGTGGTAGGTTGCCTGATGGTGGACATTATGGTGTTTTAAAGGCTCCATTGCATTATTCTCCTGCAAATGCTATAGATGCCGGCGTTATGGAAGACACCTTAATCACATATATAACATTGGAGGCATTAGTTGGTATAGTTAATAACTTTATTTTAAAAGGTCATGAAAATAATTACCAAATATTATTCGATACCGGATATTCGGCGTTAGATTGTAAGTTTCCGGCTGGTCGAGTTTGGAGTCCATCACCATACAAGGCTTTATTTCCATATCAAAAAGATACACCTGAAAATAGCTATACGCCTACTGATAGGAACGAATATACGGTAAATAAACAAGATTTTATTACATGTAACGCATTTGCAGAGTTTAGTCAAGAGATATATGATGAATTTCGAATAGATAACAATAAACTAGGAGAAAATGTACAAGCACCGAGTGATGTCATTACTGGTTCACCGAGTGGAATTTTATTAACACGAGATGTATTACGAGAAATACAATCATCTTTTGATTCAAAGGCAATAGATGAAGATGAATCTACTGAAGAAACGGAAAAGGCAAATTCAAAAATAGATCTTATATCATTTTTTAAAAAAATATTTGCAGTTATCCGTGATAATTCTGGAGGTGATTGGGATTTATACTTAGACATATCAGAAGATCTTAAAGACTCTAATAATAAACCAGTACCTCCTGGAACTATATTTATAGTAAACAAAAAAGCACCAGTAAAATCATTAGTAAAGCCATTAATGTTATCACCTACAGCCGGCCAAAATGGTATACGTGAACTAAAATTGTCCGGAGCAGTTCCGAAAGATATACAAGCAGAAGCATTTGGTGGCGCTCCTACCATGAGTCCTACACGTACGGCAGCACAAATTATTGCTGCTAACGAAGAAGCATTACAAAAAGAAATAGTTTTATATAATGAAAAGAAGGAGAAGTTAGAGGCAGAACTACCATTAGCTCAAACTAAGATAAATGATGATAGATATACTCAAGATGCAACGACTGCGGCAAAAGGACTAATGAAACAATTAGTAGAAACATTAAAACCTTCTGGATTAGCAACTCGGTGTAAACTAATGGAACCGGTGCCATTTCCATTAACAATAAGTATTGTTTTGGATGGTATTGAAGGATTTAGATTTGGAGATACTATTACATCAAATTATTTGCCAAGTCGTTATAGATTAGAAAGCGGTATGAGAGTAGTATTTACAGTAACAAAATATACCCATACAATAAAAGGTAATGATTGGCAAACTGAATTAACATGTGTTTCTAGAATAGTAGAGGATTAATGATGGCACGACCAATTTATACCCCAGCAGAAAAAATTAAAACTAGTTTATATACATCTGGTAAAGAGTTGATGTTCGCAGATACTAATAAAGAATATATAGGATTATATCATCAATATCCAAATAATTCAATATATTCGGAAGCAGAATATAATACATTGAGTAAAGAATTAGTACTATACTCCACTGCAATTGAAACAGAAATTAGCGGAAAATATTATGAACTAACCAAAAAAAGATTTAATAATTATGTTCTACCAGAATATTATTATCCAGTAGTTACAGAATCAGATTATAAAGTTGCAAATATTACTCGTTATTTTGTACAACGCCGAAATAACTTATCAGAATTAATTGAAATAAATAGTGATGCATATAACAATATAAATCGTAAAAATGAAACAGGTATAGATGCTGGTTTATATCGTAAAACTGCAATACAGTGGTCAATATCCGGGCCAATTGATGATGTCCGCACCGCAAATGAACGAATTATAAAAAATTCTATATTTAATAATTTATCAGAATATTTAACAGATTTAACAGAATTTTATAAGTAGTTACATTTGGTTATATGAAATATTTTTCTTATATTGCTATACATGCAGATAATCGAAGATGAAATAGAGTTACAACGAGTACTAATGTCATTAGATAATGGAGATTCATTCTGGATACCAATATATTCAGACCCATTCCGACATTACATGAATAATCGCATTAGTTTTATATACATATATTCAATTACAGATGATATTGATTATGTATTACCTTTCCATCATATGGACTGTATAAACCTCAATACCGAACGTTTGCAAGACCTTACTAGTAGCCATGATATATATGTTTTAGCTAAGAAACGGTTTGCTCATTTCAATGCTAATAAATGTTATGATGCTGATATGATTGCATGGTGGCAAACTCATCGAATGTTACCATTAAATGAAACGAATACAGCTGCTCATGATGTATGGAACCGCTGGTGGCATAATGAAACAAATACATATGATTGGTTGCCGATAACATGCCATATAGATCGATGTATTGCAATGCGTGCAAAATTTATGGAATCATATGCAACATTTGAAAAGACAGATAAATTTGAAGCATATGAACAAATGATTACAGATAATTTGTATGCAATAGAAAATTCTGGCTTACAAGTTGATTATACAAAATTTTTAGAAAAATTTAAATCAAATGGTATTCATAATCATAAAGCATATTCAGAGTATAATATGTATACAACTACTGGTAGGCCATCCAATAAATTTGGCGGTGTAAATTATGCAGCATTGAATAAAGAGGATGGCTGCCGAGAATCATTTGTAAGTCGTTGGGAGAAAGGCATGTTATTAGAAATGGACTTTGATGCATATCACCCACGTCTTATAGCAGATATTATAGGATATGATTTGCCAACTGGTTCAATACATGAATATTTTGGTAAACAATATTTTGGAAAAGATGAATTATCTGAATCTGAATATGAAGATTCTAAAAAAATTACATTCCGATTGTTATATGGTGGTATAGATAAAGACTTTGAAACAATACCATTTTTTGGTAAAGTAAAGGAATTTATTAAATTTTTATGGAAAGTGTTTAAACAGAAAGGCTATATACTTACTCCATATTTTAAACGTCCATTATATGCTGAACATTTACATGATATGAATCCTAATAAATTATTTAATTATTTGTTACAAGCCACGGAAACTGAAAACAATTTACATGTTATAAACAACGTCAATGAAATGTTATCAGAATATAATACAAAATTAATATTATATACATATGATTCATTGCTATTTGATTTTGATTTACGAGATGGCAAAGAATTAATGATAAAAATAAAAAATTCAATGTCACAAGCTGGTAAATTCCCGGTCAAAATTAAAGCTGGCGTAAATTACCATGCCATGTCTGACATGACTTCTAAAATTGTTTAATATTTATTAAAAAGAAAGTATTTATGGATAAAGAAAGCATTATACGCGAATGGTTTTACCGGCTTCCTGATGGATATGCAACAGCACCTTATTCAAAAAATGAAATGAACATATTACATGAAGTTCTTACAGAGAACGGATTGAATGGTTCTATGTTTGTTAAAGAATTAGAGACAATTGATGATCATCCCATGGAAAATCTACATGAATGGAAGGAAATTCATAAAGATATGATCAATGAAACAATACAATTACCGGAAATAATGAATCTTTTAAAAGATGTAAAGGACCAGTTAGATCAAGAAGATTTATCTGATATCCAAGCCGTAATTATACGTTCAGCTTTCAAAGGTAAATTATTAAAATATTTTGCATCAAAAGATATAGTAGGTGATGCATATCAATTAGGTGAAAAATCAGTACGTATACTGTTTAATACAATTGCATCTTTACCAAATGTTAATCAAGTATTAAATTATTTCCAATCACCCCAAAAATTAGTTATTGGTGATGATGGTAGAGGAACGTTAGAACAATCTGGATTACCTAAAGAAACTTTATTAGAAATGATGAAAATGCAACCAGGTGCAGACCGAGGCGGAAATGCAACCGGGCCTGGTGAAATTGCATTAGCATTATTATTTCGTAATGTTACAAATTACACCGGCGGCGGTGATTTAGCATTTGATGGTCGTACATTAGAAGTTAAAGGAAAGGATGCCCGATTAGGTCAACAATCGCGTGGCAAGCGTAAATTAGAATCTACATTTTTAGGATTTATGTTAGATAATGCCGCAGCTAAAGGTATAATCACAGATGACGAGTATAATGAATTCATTAACGATACAGATCATAATAATATATCAATTGCTATTCGAGATGTATATGAATTATTAGTTGAAGATAAAGGCGCTGATCGAATAGATTTCCTACAAAAAATTCAAAAAGGTGTTGGAGCTATATTCTTTGAAAATATAGAAATAGCACAAAAATACTTCAATGATGGTTCTGATTTTAAAAACGTTAACCAAGTTATGAAGCAAATGGTAAAAATTAACTTAGAATCGTATATGAATAAAATAAAAACATCACAAATTTTATTCCATAATTTCCGTAAGGGGAAAAGTAATGATTTACGGTTCGCATTAGTTAAATTGGAAGATATTGATCCTGTAGTAGAAGCTGGTACCATACGATTAGGATCCCAAAAGACAGAAGGTAGTTTCTTTTGGGATAATACCAATCCAAGTGTAAAATTGAAATTAGGATAAAGGATACTATTGAAAACACAATTATTATGCACTTTTGCACATAAAAAAGATTTAGAACTGGTAGCGGATTATGTAGCAAAGTCATACACTATATCAGAAAAAAGATTATTTGTGTTTGAAGATGCAAATAATAGATCAGATTTATATGTAACTTACAATGTGGAGCCGGACGATTATGGTAAAACTCCAAATACTATAATGATACATAGAAAAAAAGAAACTAACACATTATACACAGTAAATGCATTAAATGTAATTATCAGAAAAACAAATAACGGCGTATTAGATAAAAAATTTATTATTAATTGGCCGGCATATGAAAATTCTTTAATGCTAAATGATGGAAATGATGTACGTCATATACATTTAAATTTATACAAAAGAATTGATTTATAATTAGGATAATTAAAAAATATTCATTATATTTATATTAAATAAAGAGAGCAAGTTATGGGAGTATTTTCAGCAAATTACACATTATTTAAATCAGGTGATATTATCACAGAATCTCAATGTTTAAATAATCATGATTTATGGTTCGGGTATCCAGATTCAATGGCATCTACGTTTATAACAAAAGTGACAGTATCTGCTACAAATACATATTTAGAAGAAATACATATACCATGGCGCGTTACTGCAGTAAATGTAGTGTCTGGCGTTAGACAATGGACGATAGCTTAACAAATAACAAATAACAAATAAATTTAAACTTTTTTCAGAAAACCTTTGGTAGAGTGAAATAAGTTTCTTATATTAGCAAATAATAAATAACCATTAATAATTAAAAAGGAAAAAAATGGCAATTAATTTAGACGCGATTAAGGCAAAACTTAATCAATTACAAACGACAGGCGCCCGCCGAGATAATCTATGGAAACCAGAACCTGGTAAACAAGTAGTAAGAATTGTTCCTTATCAACATGATAGAGACAATCCATTCCAAGAACTTTATTTTCATTACAATTTAGGTAAGAAAAATTATCTATCTCCGGTAACTCATGGCAAGCCAGATCCCGTAGTAGAATTTTGTGAAAAGCTTAAAGCATCTGGTAATTCAGATGAATGGAAGTTAGGTAAGCAGATGGAACCTAAAATGAGAACATATGTTCCGGTAATTGTAAGAGGTAAAGAGTCTGAAGGCGTTAAAATGTGGGGCTTTGGTAAGACAGTATATCAAGAATTATTAGGATTTATTACTGATCCAGATTATGGTGATATTACCGATCCAACCGGTGGCCGAGATATTGTAGTCGAGTTTACTCCTGCAGAAGGCGCGGGTCAATACCCTAAAACATCAATCCGTGTTAAGCCTAATGTAACAGCTATGACAGAAGATCGTAATGTTGCAGAGCGAGTTGCTAAAGAGCAGCCAGATCTGGCCGTAATCTTTAAAGAGCCATCATATGATGACCTTAAAGCTGCATTGGAAGCGTATCTGAATCCTGAAGGGGAAACAGAGACTGCTACAGAAACAGTTACAAAACAAACAACTCCAGAGCCAGTACCAGCTGGTGTGAATAAAGTAGATGATGTATCTGCTGCATTCGATGAGTTGTTTAATGACTAAAAGGTTATAAATGGCAAAATCAAAAACGAAAAGCGAGTTGGCAGACACTCTAGCTGTAGAATTAGCTGATAGTCTTAATAAAAAGTTTAAGAATACAGGATATCAAACTGCATTTTTCTTAGACGGTGATACAAAAGCTCCTAGCGAAGTACGTGGATGGGTAGGTAGTGGATCATCAATGCTTGATCTTGCAATTTCAAATCGCAGAGAAGGCGGCTTTCCAGTTGGTAGAATATCTGAAATTACAGGTTTAGAAGCCTCTGGAAAATCGTTACTAGCAGCCCATGCATTAGCAAATTGTCAAAAAGACGGCGGCTTAGCCGTTTATATTGATACTGAAAATGCAATCTCTCGAGAGTTTTTAGAAGCAATTGGACTTGATCTTGAAAAGATGTTATATGTTCCATTAGAAACTATCGAAGATATATTCGAAGCAATTGAAAGTATAGTTGTAAAAATACGTGAATCAAATAAAGATCGTTTAGTTACAATTGTAGTGGATTCTGTAATGGGCGCTTCTACGAAAATTGAAATGGCAAAGGAATTTGATAAAGATGGTTATGCAACTAGTAAAGCTATTATTTTATCAAAAGGTATGCGAAAGCTTACTAATATGATAGGTCGCGAAAAGATTTGTTTAATATTTACAAATCAATTAAGGACTAGATTAGGAGTAGCATTTGGTGATCCTTATACTACCTCTGGTGGTAAAGCTATTCCATTCCATGCCTCGGTACGGTTACGATTAAAATCAGTTGGTCAAATCAAAGTTAAGAAAGATGGAGTCGATCAGGCTATCGGAATCAAGACTAGATGCCAAGTGGTTAAAAACAGAATGGGACCGCCATTAAAAACTGTTGATTATGATATCTATTTTGAATCAGGTATTGATAATTACGGTGGATGGCTAAACATTATGAAGCAGTTTAAGTTAGTAGCAACTGCAGGTGCATGGTATACATTTACTAGAGCAGATGGTTCTGAAGTTAAATTCTTATCAAAAGATTTTGAAAAGAAACTAGAAGAATTAGATGGTCTTAAAGATGAGATATATACTCAAATCTGTGAAGCATATATACTTAAATATAAGCCAGGCGAGGACATTGGAATAGATGATGTTACGATATCAGAAGAATTTGTTAACGAAGAAAGCTAATGAATTCTAAATATCTTAACATACTACGAGAAGTGGAAAAGGAGCATGAGCAAGGAACGGGGTCAAGTAAAGACAGCCATCTTTTAATCATTGACGGGCTGAATACATTCATTAGAGTGTTTTCAGCCGTTCCGGCTCTAAATGATGATGGGCAACATATTGGAGGGGTAACGGGCTTTTTACGGTCCGTTGCTGCCAATATCCGTCAGTTAAAACCTACTAGATGTGTAATTGTATTTGACGGTAAAGGTGGTTCAAAGCGTCGTAAGGCAATTTATCCAAATTACAAAGCCAATCGTGCAAATAAAACAGCATTTAATAGATATCAAGAATTTGCTTCATTAGAAGATGAACAAGATAGCATGCGCCGTCAGTTTGGAAGATTGGCTCAATATCTTAATTGTTTACCAATTACAACATTATCAGTTGATAACGTTGAAGCAGATGATATAATGGCATATATTGCTAACGAGTTATATACAGACAAAGAAAATAGAGCAACTATTGTATCAACGGATAGAGATTTTTTACAATTGGTAAATGATCGTATTTCAGTATGGAGTCCTATAAAAAAGAAGTTATATACTCCAAGTTTAATGAAAGAAGAATTTGGATTTAGTCCCGAAAATTACTTGTTGTACAGAACGTTTATTGGTGATAAATCGGATAATATTCCTGGTATTAAAGGTGTAGGAACAAAAAGTTTGATTAAACATTTTCCTATAATATGTGAAGATAGAGAGATAACGGTCGATGAAATAGTTGAATATGCGGATAATGTTGATAAGAAATATAAAGTCCATGAAACCGTGTTACAGAATAAAGAAACATTGCAACTAAATTATGACCTTATGCGATTAAAAGAAGTTAATATACACGGTGGCGCAAAAATGTTAACTCTGGATAAAGTTAAAGGTAAAGTTGATCGCACAAATACATATGAGTTCAAAAAAATGTTCATGGCAGATAAAATGTATACAGTGATAAAAGATTTAGATTCTTGGTTACATACTTCATTTAATGTATTAAATGCTTACACTTCTCTTTGATTATTGAAAAAAATTTATTATAATTAAGTATGACAGATAGATTAAGTTCATACGGATATGCATTTCAGATAAAAGTTATAACTGCTTTATTAACTGATAAAAGCTTCTTACAGCAAATATCAGATATTATGGTTCCAAAATATTTTGAATCAGAGGCTAATAACTGGATAGTTGACATAATCCTTGAATACAATAAAGAATATAAATCATCACCTACATTAGAAGTAATGAAAGTGAAGATGGAAGATTTGGATCATGAAGTACTCAAAACTTCAGTAATTCAACATCTTAAGGATGCGTGGCGATACACCGATGCTCCAGATTTAGAATATATCAAAGACCAGGCTTTAGATTTTTGTAAAAACCAAGAAATTAAAAAGGCAATTTTATCTTCAGTTGATTTATTAAAAAATGGAAGATATGAAGAAATAAAATCTAAAATTGATGGTGCATTAAAGGCCGGCGGAGATAAAGATATTGGGCATGATTATATGACTAGTATAGAAGAACGATATACGGATTCAGTTAGAGATACAAAAGAAACCCCATGGGAAGTATTAAATGACTTAACAGATGGCGGTTTAGGTAAAGGAGAGTTAGCAGTATTTGTAGCTCCTGCAGGTATAGGAAAATCATGGGGATTGATCAATATCGGTGCACATGCAATAAAGAAGGGCATGACTGTATTACATTACACATTAGAACTTAATGAAGCATATGTAGGATTGAGATATGATTCTGTTGTAACAGGTATTGCTAATCAAAATCTTAAACATTATCAATCACAAGTAAAAGAAGATCTAGAAAAAATAGACGGTGAGTTAATCATCAAACATTATC